CTTCTGCATATAGGTAAGGTTATCATCCCTTAAAATACTTCCTGGTATTACTATATAATCGTTCATCGCTACTCCTAGTTAGGTTTATAAACTAATACAAAACTACCACAATTATCACAACTTAAATTTGTTACTATGCCATCGCCTTCCATATCATAATCTTTATAGTCATGGTCGCCACCCCAAATTAATTCTTTTTTACAATGCCAACATTTCATAGTTTAAATTCAGTCTGTAATTTAGCTTTTGTTTTTAGGTTCCCTTTACTATCAAAGGCTTCCTGATACCTGTAAAAGAATCTTACTGCTGACTTTACAGACTTCTCATCAAACTTAACTTCTTTAAAAAGCTTTGTTCTGGCTGTAGGCTGTGCACCCATAAAGTTCTTTTTACAATGTACTAAAGCTAGTCTATCTATTGGTCTCTCTGGATGTCTAGCATCCCATAACATCTTATACATACTAAGCTGGATAACATAAGTATAGTCCTCTAAGCTCTTAGATGTTTTTAGGTCTATCATCCACGTCTCATCATTCATCTCTGCTACTAAGTCACATCTACCAGCAAATGGATGTATAAGCTTTCCTCTCTTATGGTTCTTGCAGTATAGTACCTCTTCTATTGCAATTACCTTTGGTAGGTAGTCTTGATACCACTTACAGAAACTTATTACACCCTTCTGTACCTCTGGGTCGTTCTCAATGAGTAAGTCCTCACCTAACAAAAGCTTCTCACAGTTATCATGTACAGCAGTTCCTACTCTAAGTGCTTCAGAGTTAGTCTCTAGGTACTTATCATAGTCACCCTTTGAGTTGTTCACGATGTACTTTAGAAGGTAGTTAGGTGTAGGGCATCCATATCTGGTAACTGTAGTAACACTGGGGACGTATATACCATCCCCAATGTCATAGAACCTACCATATCGAGTTCCCTCAACGTGCTTAATCATTTGTTTTTCTTTTGTGGTACTCACTTAGAAATACATTATACTTTTTCTCATCCTTCTTATTGTCCTTCTGGTTTAGAAACCATTTAAGATAATCAAGAGGAACATCTGAGATAAACTTGCCACTATGTTTACCAAAGTCTAGTATGTATTCTGATTGTTTTGCTGTTGGAGAGACTGGCTGGGGACCTGGGGCATTAGGAACCCCTTGTGGTTTCGGAGTAGCGTTCCCCCCAGCCTTTTTAGTGTCGTATAAATCCCTTGCTATACCCCATTTAACACACGCTCGTTTAAATGAGTCGCTAACTATAGACTTTTCTCCTTCAAAGTTTGCTTCAGTTCCAGTGTCCCACTTTGTTACTTTAACTCCATTAACATTGATGGATACACCACACATCAACAAACCCTTTACTTCTTTATAATCATCACTCCAGTTTTCAGGACCTACCACATCATCAAGTACATCCATGCAGTATCGTGCATCAACGTACGACAGCTTTACCCCTGCTTGGGTTCTGTGTTTAATCCTATCTTCTGGTGTTGGTTGCGTTAGTTTAGATAAATCTATCTTACTCATAGTCGCTACTCCTAAGTTAATTGTTATAGGAATTTACGACAGCTGTAGATTTATTCAAAACTATTTTTTCTTAGCTAATATACCCTCAAGTATTTCCATTAGTCCATCAAACAATGAATTTAATATGTCCTCTTCTTTTGCTTCTGATATAAGAGGTATGTTAACCTTCTTGTTGATTTCATCTATAATTTCTTCTTTGTTTTCTTTAAGGTAATTAACTATTAGTCCAGCTATCATTTTATTTTATCCTTTCCAGATTTTCTTGAGTGTCATTAGACCCACAATTAAACCAACGCAAACCGATGCGAAGTTTAAGTATGGACTTAACATCTCCATGTGATTAATTAGTGCCCCACTAAATGAGCAACACGCTCCTACTACTGGTTTTTCTACTACTGATATAACTGCTTCTTTCATCTATCCTCCTATGAATTTTTTTGTTTTAAGCTGCTTATTATTCTTACGATTGAATGGTAGCTACCTTCTAATCGTGCAAGCTCTTTATGTAAATCTGGGAACTCATCTGTTTGTAGACGCTTCTGCTGGTCTATAAGCTTGATAAGAATCCCCTCTGTACGATTTTGACTCTCTTCTAGTTCTTGCATGAGAGTCTCCTGTATCCATTTGTTTTGCCTAGATACATAGAATCCTAGTGCTATAACGCCAGCCACTGGTAAGCCAAAGGTCTCAATTAAATTAACAAAGTCCATTTACTTTTTCTTTCTAAATGTAGGCACGTTTGTAGGCTTACCCCCTACACCTTGTGGTTTTGACCTTTTTCTAAGCACTGCACTTTTCTTTTGAGATTTTGTCATAGACTTAGCTTTTGCAAGTGGGACGCACTTAGGGTATCTGCGTGAATCTCCTTTAGCACTTATCCTACCACATTCTTGGTACTTACCTTTCTTTTTAGGTGCTCCTATGTCTACCCACTTCTCCTTAAACCATTTTCTTAATCCACCCTTATATGCCACTATCTATATCCACCACCACGTTTCTTATAGGTTTTTACTAGCCATGCGTTTGCATACGCTGATGGATATACATCAAACTTAGCTTTAGCCTCTGATTTTACTCTAGCGTATAGCTCTGGGTTTGTTGGTTTTGGTTTACTTGAGCTGCTTGATTTCTTTTTGAATTTGATTGCCATTTAGTCCTCGTTGTTTTCTACAAAATGTTCTATGGTGCCTTTACCTGGACCATTATATATTTCTTTCCAGTATTTAGCTTGTGCCACTACACCACTTGGTATAGGCTTTGGGCTTCTCCAGTATTTATATCTGCAAAAAGCTACCTGTAGGTATATACTACAAAGCACGCTGTTCTCTGGGTCCGATAAGTCTAAGCCACGCTTAACAAGATGCTCTAATTTTTCTGGTCTGTACTTAAGGTAGTTATTGATAGTGTCATTAATGGTATCTGGTTCTACCTGAAAGAAACCTAGTGCTGGACCTTTAACTTGTTCTAGGTGTTTATAGTTACTCTCAGACATACCAGTCCTGTAGACTAGATTCTCTGCATCTTCACTATACATATTTAAATCCTTAAGCACATATCTTATTATTTTTTTAATTGAGTTTTTCATTTCATTGATGCCCTTGCTTCACGTTGGTTTTCGTTAAATGTTGTCATAATCTTTTTAGCTTTTTTATTTTCTATAGCTCCATCTTTAACGCTACTTGATAAATATTTTTTAAATTCTTTTATTTCATTTTTAGTATAAATTGTTCTAGCAGACTCTTCGTACATATCATACATTTTATATAGCATTGTATATTTATTTGGCTCTGAAACAAATGTCCTAACAAATGGTATTTCTTTAAGTGGAGGAACATTACCTTGAAGGAGTTGTTTTCCTGTTCTGTAGCTTCTTTCTATAAATCTTCCAGTACCACCTGTGAATGTATCTAGTAAATGTTCTAGCGTTTCTGGGCTTACATCTACTTTACCACTAACTTTCTCAGAACCACCTGTTACTTTATTTACCCAAGTTGTTACTGCTTTTATATCAGGGTTAATTGAATTAAAATATAGTTGACTGTCTGGTTTTTTTGCCTCAAAATGTGGTTGGTCTGGTCTCTGCTTCCCACCCATAAAGTTTTCATTTAACCATATTTCTACCATAGGCTTTAATCCAAATACCGTTGGAACGTACTGCGAAAACCCTTCTCCGAAACCTATTGGGCTAGCAGCGTGTAAAATAGACTCTAACACTCTTGTAAATGCTTTATCGTATGTTATCTTACCTGCTATAGCTTCTTCTGTTACGTTACCCATCACATGAAATATATTATAGCCATATGGAACCTTCATTTTTACAACATTACCATTAGGTAATATGTATAGCCAGTGGAAATCTTTTTCATAATCGCTGTACTTTTCCCAATCATCACCACCATTCATCCTGTTAAATATATTAAGTATTACTGTAGCTAGTATTATTCCTGCTGATGCTGCTTTAACTTTTCTGCTTTTCTTAAACGCTTTATATAAAAAGTAATTACCTTGGATGGTTGCATTTGAAAATAGGTATAGCGTATTTATTAGTGAACCCATCTCACCTTGTTGATTAAAGTTTACTGTAAGCTCCTTTGATATTTTAGCAGCTTCTGCTCTAGACAATCCAGACTTTCTAAGGTTAGCGTATGTTGCTAGTCTGACTGCTTGCTCTACAGTCATATTCATATCTTCTACCCATTTACCTAAATATCTGAAAAATTGTTTTGGATTACGAGAGCTTTGTGCTCTTGCGATTACTTTCTTAAGGTCGTTAAGTTTATCCTCTACAGATTGTGTTGCTACCCATCCCATAGCACCACCTTCTTTTTTATACTCTGCGTAGTATTTTCTATACTCGTTAAGCTTTTCTTGATTTATAGATAGTTTTGCATCGCCTTTTTCACGTCTGGTTCTGTATATAGCTCTCATAGGTGCACCACCCATAATATCTTTCATAATTTTAGACGTTACTTTTATATCTGTAGATGCTTGCATATTTATCAAAGCTGTTTGTATATCTCTTTCAAAGTTTGTTATTAAAAACTCTGGGTTAAATGATGTGTAAATCGCTCTTAAATATGTATTAAATTTTTGTGCAAATCTAAATGTTGTTCCTGTACCAAGATTTTTCATTGCGTTTAATAAGCCTGTATCATTTATTGTTATTACTTTCAGCTTACCATCTACAAACGCCTGCACTTGGTTTTCCTGTAATGTCATAGGGTCAAAGAATGCTACCTCACCGTCTTTGTCGTATCTAGGTAAATATCTTCTACCTCCAACTTCCCATAGGTTAGATGGGTTCTCTAATGTGAATAGATAAAACTTAGACGACACTTCATTTTTTTCTGCCCTAACTATAGCTAGCTCATAGTCAACAAGTGCCTGTACAAATGGATTATCAGCTCTAGAGTTTCTACCTCTTTTTCTTTTAATGTCTTTGCCTACTATGCTAAACCCAGAGGTTCCTGTACCACCTTGTTTCTTTTCTGATGTTCCTTTTAATGGTACATAGTTTTCGTATGGGGACTCTTCAGTAAAGAAATCATATGTTTCCTGTGTTATTAATCCACCTTTTTTAAGGATGTTTAATCTTTCTTTAATTACTTTTCTATCAAACTCTCTTGCGAACCTTTGTATTTTTGTTCCTTCAAATCTTTTTAATATTGATTCATACCCCTCTACTACAGTACCATCTTCTAGGGTGGTGTCTTCCCTTGACATCCCAGAGCCTGTGCCTTCAAACGTAGGGTCATCTTCTTTAACTTTTGCATTACGTTCTTCTGCGTGTCTAGCGTATAGGTATTCTCCTATATCATCTACTGTAAAGCCAGCTTTTTTAAGACGCTTAATATAATCTTCTATGTATTTTTGGAATCTATCTATTCTGTCTTCTGTTTTACCTTCATATAAAACAGCTGCGAGGTAGGCATTTGTTTGTTCGTCTACATCCCCTATTTCTGCTGTAACTTTTTCTAAACGACTTAACCTATTTACTACTTTACGTTTAAATATTTCTGACCATGTTTCGTCTGATAGTTCTGCAGGTTGGTCTAGTGGTTTAAGCTGGTAGCTTACATCTGGCTTCTTCTTTCTTGGCACAAATCCTTTACCACTAAGTAAATCTATAGTTTTTTTGCTAACATCCTTGCTGCTTTCTTTAGCGATGCTAGGCTGTTTTGCTCCCAAAACTCTTTGGATTCTTGAATCAGGGACGTTCCTCTGTCTTGCAAGTTTGGTTGCTTCAATTTCGTAATCTGTTTCATTTATCGATTCTCCTGTGATGCCAAATTTACCATAAAATCTTTTTTGAGGAAACCATAAAATTGCTTGTGCGTCTGCTATAGAAGAGGCTTGTGAGTTTTCTACAACATATTTCATAATTTCTCTAAATCTATTTCTTTCTTTTCCTCCCTGTGGTGCTTCTTTTGGCTTATTAATTCTTTCATCTAAATTTTTTGCTTTTTTATTTAAATTAGTTTTGTCTTTAAATCCACCAGATGAATACTTATTATGTAAATCTTTAGCGATTTCTGCAAGTCTTTTTTCATCTTTATAAGTATCTTTAGTTACATTATATGTATTTCTAGCTTTTTTACTTTTTCTTAACTCTGATTTAAATGCATCTAATTGCTTTTTAATATCTCTAGTTGGCAACAAATTGCCAATAATTCTTTCCATGTTTCTTGTAAAATGCAAATCCATAGTAAGCATATCGTAATTTCCCATAAGGTTTTGATAAAACGCCCCACCTACTTTAGGTCCAAATATACTACTTCCATATACTTTAGTATCAACTAATTCTCCTGATATTTTTTTAAGCCCTGTTTCTTCAATTTCTTTAACTGTAAATTCTGTATTTAAAAATTTATTTAGTTTATCTTCGCCCCACTCCTTTTTTAAATCATTGTGCAACTTCATAGCTTTTCTCATAGCTGCTTGCTCTTTTCCACCACCTTCTAAATTTTCATTAAACACGCCATTTTCTTTAAAATATTCATAATTTTCTAATGCTAGTTTTAGATTTGGTCCAACAGCTTTTCCATTACTTGTGATAGCTAATGCAAACTTAAAAGCCATTTCATTTTTTTCTTCAGCAATAGATGGGTCTATAAGCTTTATAATATCTACAGCATTTTTTGTTTTTGAAGAATACCAATCTGATGCATTCCAATCTCTTTTTAATTCCTCGTTAATTTCATCTATTAAAACTTCACCTATAAGCTTGTTATTTTCTGGTGTGTCTTCTGTTAGGTCTACTCCTAAATCTTCTTGTATTTTCTTAGTTCTATTTGTTATAAAACGTGATAATTCTGATATATTTTTAAACTTTGGTGCTTTTTCTTTACCTGTAAAAAACACTGTGCTTGATAGTTTTTTTTCATTTCCTATTAACTGAAAACTTGTTTTACTTTTTTTCTTAGGCTTTTTAATTTTTGGAAGTTTATCTAACTTTGGCTTTGGTACATCATCGTAAGTTGCATCTTCAAATGCCTCATCTTCAGTTACCCTTGCTCCTGGCTTTTTAGGCTTCTTAAGGTCTCTAATAGGTTTGATTGTTTCTTTGCCTACCTTCTTCTCTACCTCTTTAAGTATTTGTTCTTGTTTCTTTTCTGGTATTACATCAAAGAAGTCTAGTGATTCATATGGTAGGGGTTCAAATTTCTCCTTTAGAGTCTCTATTATTCGTGGCTCTACAGTTTCTATTTGCTGTATTGGACCTGTATATATACCAGTTAAATCCTGGAACTGCTCATCACCAAGTATATCTCTTAGTATTTCTAGTGGCTGTCTAGGGTCATCTGGTATTACCTGCTTAGGAGCTTGTTGCTCTAGCTTTATTTTTACCTCTCTAATTGCTACAGGAGATATTGTTTTAATTTTTTTACGAGCAAGCTTACTAGCTCTACGATTAAGAAAGTTAAATAATCTTGGCTTTGACTTAATTTTTTTAGCTTTTTCTTTTCTTTCCTTAATTTCTTTAGGCTTAGGTGGTACTATATCTGGTAGGTCTTCAAGCTCTGGCTCGGCAACCTCATCATATTGTGCGTCATCAAATCTTTCATCTAATGTAGGCTCAACTCCAGGTCTTAACCTTTTACGCTTTCTATCTTGTTTAGCTTCACGCTTCTCTTCTTTAGCAGTTTCTTTAGCTTCACGCTTTTCTTGTTTTTCTTCTTGACGCTCTTGTCTTTTTGCTCTTCTTTCTTCTAATTTTTGTGCACGCTCTGCTTTTATTTTAACTTTTCGTGCCCCTGCTTTTTCATATACATCTCTTATTTTATCATCAAGAGTTATATTGCCAAATACTTTATTAAAATTATTTTTTATTCCATTAAATAATTTATCTACAAATGTTTTAGGTTTTTCCTGTGACTCATAAAATTTAGCCTTGCCTTCTTTTTCAAAAAGTTCTTGCTCAGATAAAGTTTGTGTTACATCTGATACAGAGTCTGGTATAAGCTCATTAATTTTTTCATTTACTTTAGTTCTAAATTCTATATCTGTAGTATATCTATCATAATATTCTTCAAAAGCATCGCTTTGCTTATCTGTTAGTCCACCTCGATACGCTAATCCAAAATATTCTTCTACAGCAGTATCAAGATTTGCTCCTCTTCTAAGCTCAAGTCCTAACTTTAAATTGTTCTTTAAAAATGTTTTTCCTAAAAATCGTGCTTTTTTTGTATCTTTTGGCAAGCCTTCTTCTTCCATTGAAGTTCCTTGCTCTTCTAGTTGCTCTGCAGTGACTTCGCCAACCTCATCAATAATCTCAATATCAGCTTCATTTTTTAGCTTAGGATTTTCTTTAACTATAGTCTCAATAACACTAATAGCCTCAGACATTCTCCTGTCTTCTATTAATTCTTCTTTTCTCTTCTTATCTTTTTTAGTTAGCTTTTTTTTGTTTTGTAATGTTTTTAATTCTTCTTCTGTTTCTTTATTTTTTTCTTTTAGCTCGTCTCTTTTTGTAGCAATGCTTTCAAAATCTTTTTTAAATTTTCTTTCTTTAAGGTATGTTTTACTTCCTGCGTATGTACTTGCTCCTGCTACTGGTATGCTAAATGCAATTAATTCTACAGACATATTTTCTATAGCAGTTCCATAATCTCCTTTTTGCAAATCTCTAAATACATTTTCTCTATATTGTGGGTTGTCAAATCCTGGTAGTAGTGGTTCACCATCGATTCCTTTAGATTGAGACATTGCATAAATAAGCTCTCTTGTAGCATCGCCTATTCTTTCTTCACCCCATTCTGCTAATACTCCATCATATCCAGCAACTTGTAAATATTGTCTAATTTTAACTAAAGTTTCTTTAGTAATTTTTACATTAGGTGCATTTCTTCTTATTGCATCTGCTATTGTATTAGCTACAGATTGACTAACAGCAGTTTCTGTTTGCCCAGGTGACAATTTATTGTATACTTTTTTAACTTTTGATGATACAAAAGGAAAAAATTTATTTAGTGCTTTTCCAAAAAATACCTCAGTTACAAATTCTATAGCTGCTTCTGTAGTTCCTTGTTTGTCTGCAGTATGTTTATCCATACCTTCTTCTGTAATTAATAAACCTTCGTTTGCAAATTCAAATTGTGGCAGTTGCTTTTCTAAAGAAATCTTATCATCCATTTTTCCTACTTTAAGCCACCCACCTGTAAGTAATGCAGTCTCTGTAACTGAGGTTGCTAATCTTGCAGCTTTTGATGACGTATCTATAAGTAAGCCTTTATTAATATATTCTTTAATTTCTTTTTTAACTTGCTTAGATAACGCCATTTGACCACCTTTTTTTGCTATAGCTCCTACTCCATACGTTGCTGCTATTTCTCCTGCAAATGGTATCATTTGAGCTAAAACATCAAAAACCTGTGCTCCTACAGTTGAATTTTCAAACTTTCTATCTTCTGCAATTTCTTTTAAAAATTCTATTTGTTGGTCTGTTAATTCTTTTCCTGCTCTTATATCTGCTAAATATTTCATAGCTGTCGCTAATTTTACTGCTTCTTTTGAACTTGAATAAAATGGCATAAAGTCTGACAATTCTTTTTGTGCCATTGCATCCCATACATTTCTTTCTCTTTGCTCAAACTTTGGCACTTCATCTTCTTCAGGTGTTTTAATATCAAAAAAATCTTTTTCTAAAGTACCCTTAGCTACTGAGTTTTGAAACTTTCTTAAAAGCTCTACATAGGCTACGCTTCCATCTTCTTTGATTTTAGGTGAACGCTCTATTACCTCATCAACTAATTCTGGATTATCAGACATCCATTTATCAAATGCTGCCCTACTATTTTGGAAGGGGTCTATACCTATAAGTTCTGTGTATTTTTGTCTTTTTTGTTCTTTTTCTTCGTTTATTTTATTTTCTAAAGCTTTTGCTGAATCTTCTTGGTCTATAACTGATTGTACATCTGTTAATGAATTTTTAGGTTCGTAGTCTTCTATTTGTCCATACAGGTATGATGTTTTAAGTTTTTTTCTTTCTTTAGCTTCTGCTGCTACTCTTAGTCTTTTATCCCCTACTGTTCTTCTTTGTTGGAATGCTCCTCTTCCTGTAGTATCATCTTCTATAGATTCGTATGTTCTTAGGAGTGGGTCTGGGGTTCGTAAGCGATTCTCTAGCTCTGTAATAGCTGTTCCATACTGCTCATCAAACTGCTCTGGGTTTGCTTGAATTTTAGCATACTCATCTCGTATGTATTTTTTTTGTTCTTCGTTTAAATCGTCTACTGAGTAAAAAGTAGTATATTTACTTTTAAATAAATTCTTAAATGGGTTAGCCATTATTTACCTGATATTATCCTTAGTAGTTCATTGTCACTGTATTTTTTCTTTTTTGGAATTTGGGATGGTATAGTCCTAGCTACTTCTTCTCTAGTTCTAGGTGGTGTTGAAAATGAGCCAGGCTGAACATCCATATTTTTTCTCATCATTTCTTCTTTAGCCATACTTGTATCTATTTTTTGTTCTCTTCTTTCTTTTGCATCAGAATATTCCCTAACTCCAGGTGATGCTGATGGAGTAAATTTACCAAAATCTTTTTGAGGTAAGGCACCAAAGGCATCTAAAGCTTCTTCTCTAAAATCTTCATCGCCAGACTGTGATAATGCCCACGCTTTTTTCATTGCTTTTATTTTATTTTTTTGCAAGTTTTTTAATCTTGGATTGTTGGAAATAATATCTGCAACATCTACTTCATCCTCCATAAAGTTCGCTTTCATTAAATCATCAATTTCTTTTTGTAGCTTTGCATCTATTTTAAAGTATTCATCCATAGAAGAATCATATTTTTCTCGTTGAATTTCAGAAGAACTTTTATATTTTTCAACTTGTTTATTTCTTTCTACTTTATCTTCCATGGTTTTAGTTTCTTCTTTTTTTACAGCTTTTTTAAATGCTTCTTCTTTTTCTGATTGTTTATTTTGATTTATTGCTTCTTCTTCAGATACAAACTTTAAAAACTTACCATCATCATCTGTTATAAAATGTCGACCAGATGCGTCATTTTTATATCCTTTATTTGGAAGTAAAGATTTATCTCTATTTATTTTTCTGATTATTCTTTTTGACATTAATTATTCTCTCCTGCTAATGTATTTCCTGAACCACTTGAAGTTGGGAAGTATTGTTCATTCAAATAATTGGTCGCACCTTGCCCAAACATTTCTAATCCTGTATCTAAAACCATACTTAGGCGACTACCTTGTGCTGCTCTTCCTGCTTTATAATTTGCCTCTACTTGTCCACGTTTCATTGCAATTTCTTTTAGTATCTGTGCTCTTCTCATTTGTGCTTGCGATAAATTTCTTGCTGCATCTGCTTTAGTTTTTTCATTATCCATAGCTATTTGACGTGCTTGCTGTGCTATAGACGCTCTTACATCTGAACCCACTCTACGAGAAACATCTTGTGCTATTATTGAACCTTCTAATCCCTGCTGAGTAATCCTTTGCATCGCCTGTGCCTCTTGTGCTTCTCCTTGCTGGTATAGAGGCTGTGCCATTTGTTGATTTAACTTTGCTACATCCATTGTACCTTGCTCTGCACCTTTACGCATTCTAGCCATTGCTTGTTGCTCTTCTGCAGTCATTCCCGAGGCTTGGTCTAATGCTTTAAGTTGTTCTTTTCTTTGTGCTTTTAATGCTTCAATATTACTTTTACGTTGCATTGATTTTTGTGCTAGTTTTGCTGCTGCTAATGCTGCTACTGCTACTAATGACATTAGATTTCCTCCTTAATACTATGCATAAGGTCTCTATCTAATGATTGGTTCACATATTTATCCATATTTAAAGACCATTTCGTCCAATAGGTGTTATATAGTTCTGGTGAAGATTTAGCGTTTGCTAGTGCTACTGCATAATCGCATAAGCTTGCATGAAATCTGTTTGGTATTAATGGTGCCTTGCTTCTAAAATTTTTAATAATCATCATACTACCATTAATTGATGTAATTCCATTAGCGAGCCTAGAGCCTTCTGGATTAGCACCTGCATCTAAACCTAGTTTCTGCGTTACTTTATATATTGACAATCCATTGTTGCTATCTAGCTGACCTACTGATGCACCCATATCATGTATATTATTTGTATCACCTTTGTCTGGCAAACCTGGTATTCCTGTAATAAAACCAAATGGCTGCCCTACTATTGACCCTGGTGCTGCTAGTGCTCCTGAAGTTTTTTCCCATCTATACTGCAATCCTGCTAGCTCTGTACTGTGCTCTGTATTTAACATCACAAAATCATTATCTGAGCCTGTTTCAACATAAGATAAAATTGTTAAAACTCTATCTGCACTTCTATTTGTTAGTGATTCTTTGTAGTGTAGTAAAAATTTATCTGACTGCTTAGGTGCTCTATTAAATACAATAAACTCACCTGCTATTGAATATCCTGTAGGGGTTCCACCTGGTACTGTATTGTCGTTACTTTGCCTGTATATTTCATCTTCTGTTAATTTTTTTAACCTTGTTCCTTCATGGTAAACAGCTACATCTCTTACATACTCTGGAGGCAAATGAAAGTAGTTCCTGTCAACGTACTGCTGAGATGTTGCATGAGTTGATATACCACCACCAGTAAGCGTGTTTGATACCTGAATAGTGTACAATGCGTCATACAGCTCTAACTCATGAGACAGCTCTTGCTCTGCCTCTTTTAAAAGCTCCTTTAGCAAACCACCTGGTGCGTCTGTAAAGAGTAAACATCTATCTACTAATTTATCCCATGTCATATTAACTTCCTTGTTCTAATTTTTTTATTCTTGCCTCTAAGTCAGATATTATCTGCTGTAACCTTGCTATTAATTTATTTATTTCTTGGTCTGTTGACTTATATCCTATACTACTCATATTCTATATCCACATATTTAATTTCATAACTGTTATTGTCTTGAGAATCCCCATCGTTGTTTATTTCAATTTGAACGTGTTTGCCTGTGCTTTGAACTCTAGTTGATTGAGTCCCATTTAAATATGAATTTTTAGATTGCGTTCCTTGGTCTGTAATTACATCTAAATCTAATGTTCTTGAGCCACCACTTCTTTCTGTAATAGTGTTTACTCTTCTAACTCTAGTTTTGTTATTTAATGTTGAAAGTATTTGCTTTCCTGTTTTCATTGTAACTTCAACAGGATTACTTGCACTATTGCAATCGTTATAATTGCTACCTTCAGCTAACTGTAATTTTGAATTTGTTCCCCTGTCAATAAATATTAGTTCATTGTTGTGATTTAAAGACATATGTTTTATTCCAGTGGTATTACCTCCATATAAATATTGATACCATACTTGTCTTGTTATATCAAATACATACATAATAGTTGAAGGCTGTGGAAACCAACTAACATACAAGCGATTATATTTAGGGTCGTATTGTAAATTTAATTTTTCTTCGTTAAAGATTGCTGTTTGTGTTTGCCATGCTGATTTAATAGGCTCTGTTATTGACTGAACTGTAAATCCTGAATCTAAAAAGTAAATTGCATTTTTTGAACCAAAATAAATTCCATTAGGTCCTTTCGCTATTGTTCTGTCGTGTAAACACCCAATATTAGGATGAGATTCTACTAAACTCCAGTTGGTTGGGTCGCCACTAGGTACATTAATTCTAAATATTCCTCTTGTCATAAACACAACAATATCGCTCATCAAAGTTTCTATTCCTACTATTTCTCCACCTTGAAGGTCATCGAGCTTTATAAAGTTGCTTGTAGGTATTACATCTGGAGAACCTGGGTTTGAAAACATAACAAAGTTAGGATATTCTTCTGAATTGTCATCTGCAGTAATTTTTACATTAGCTACAAACTGCCTACCATTAAGCATTGTAGCGTATTTAAATTTAACGTCTGTTGATGTAGATGTTTCATTTGAATGTCTAGCTCCGTCTGGTAGTCCAGGGTCAAAAAAGTCCATTTTAACATATGATGAAGTATTGTCGTTATCCCAATAAAATTGATAGTTTGAGCTACCAAAAATAAAACTATCTTTATTATTGTCACTTATAGAATTTCCTGGGACACCATCTACACATTTTATAAAAGGTCCATAGTTGTCTGAAATGTAACTTCTGTCATCATCTACGTCAACTGGCATAAACGAACCTGGATTAGTAGAATCTTCTTGTATTCTGTTGCCTTTTAAAGTCCCAGGTGGGAATTGCAAATCTTTTATTTCTGAAGACGCTATAACATTTTCTCCCATAAAACCTCTTAATCCTTTAGATAATTCAAATCCTGGTATTTCCTCTCTTAAAGATACGCCCCAATATTGCACACATCTTGATTGAGGTGCATTTGCAGAGGCTGTGTCATCAGGCATAGAATCTGGAATATTTATAAATGTTGCTAAAAATAAATCATCACTTGACAATGTGACTTTATATTGAAAATATGTCCAAGGAATGTTTCCATTTTTTTCACCTTTTCCTCTAGCTACTATTTTTAAACCTGATGAATTAGGGTCTGCTGTGGAGTAGCCTACTGTGTTTAAATAACTATAAAAGTGAGCATCTGGTGCATCTAAACCTACTGCTCTTACCCATCCACTTATTATGAAATTTCCTGTTAAATCCGTACCACCAGTATTTAATTGGTGTGATATACCTGCTAAATTTCTCGAGTCTCTTTGATTATATATTATTAAATCTAGTCCTGTTGAAGCAGCATCAGCTATAGGATGACCAAAAGGATTGCCTGTAGTATAAATTGCATCATCATTAACCATGTTACCATCGTAGTTAGTTATATCAAATGGTATTGGACTTCCTAAACTATCATGTATTTTTTCATCTGTGCTTGCAAAATACCACCCTCCATTAGGGGAGCCTCCTGTACAGCTATCATCTCCTCCTAATATAGATTCTGTTTCTTCAGATATATGATTAAATTTGCACGTTTTCATTGCACCGTATTCAGACCTTGATAAACCATTGCCTAAATTTGCTGTGAATCCTGCTGCTAAATCCACAGATTTAAATCCTGTAGATTGAAAGTTATTTGCTCCTGTTCCATTAGTTGTATTGTAAGCTATACCATCCATCATTAATACTGATGAATCTAATGATGTGTGAGTACCTTCGCTTCCTCCTGATAGCGTATTACCACCTGAAAACCATACTCTATCAGATTCCATATATCCATTTGTTATTTGATGCTGATTAGTATCGTTATCTCCCATGTATATGGATTTTATTTTGTAGTACGTTCCATTGTTTGTGCTTCTGTATACATTTATTGCACTTGTTCTTGGATTTAATTTGCTTAAATCTATTTTTGTAGTTGAAAGCATACATCCTTTTTTATTGCTTGTAACGCTGTTTTTATTATTTTTGTCAGGGATTCTATTTAGTATATTAGTTGAGCTTGATGTTAAAGCATTTTCTAATAGCTCTTCTTGGACTCCATCGTAAACTGGTATAAACTTATAAGTATACTCATTGTCTTCTAAATTTAATGTTCCATTAATATATCTTATACTATCATTTGTGCCACCTACATCATCAATTTTGAATGTCTCTAATGTGTAAGTACCATCTTTAAGTAAAGGAACTGCTGTATCTAAATACCATGTAGGGTATAATGTGTGTGCGTTAGAATTATAAACAGGCTTTAGCAAGCCATTAAAATGATGTCTGTTAATATACTGAAAAAATAATGGTGAATGTTCTAACCCACAAGCAAATCTTATTCCGTCTGTATATGTTCTTTGTCTAATAAAGGCTCCTGATAAAGCATTGTACGAAGAATCATCATCGTTTTGTGCTAATATATCTAAATCTCCATAATCATTTGCATTTACTAATGCTATTCTTTTTTCATTTGGTGATACACTAGAATCATTATAGGTAATACATAATGCTTTTCCATCATATGAATCTGTACTTGTTATTTGTAAATTATTTGGAGTTGACTCATCGTCAAATCTATCAATAATGAACGTAAATGTAACTGTTGTTCCTGTGTCAAGAGTCTCATCTTGAAATGCTGTTGCTATAAATGTTATAACAGTTGACGAATCTACTCTTTTTATGGTCAACGCTCTATCTTTATTTGCACAAGCTACACCACCATCAGTTGCACTTGTGCTTATAGTTATTGTGTCCCCTGCTTTAAAAACATTTCTAAAGTCAGCAGTTTGACCTGGAACTGTAAGCCCTAAAGTTCCATTCCCAAGACTCATTCTTATATGTGTTTTAACTATGCCTGAAATAAGGTCTGCTCCAATGTCTGATGCTGATATTCCTACTATGGTAAACGTATTTGCATCTGGGACTGTAGATACTTTATGTTCTCCATATATTGCTTGATATGCACCAAGTCCTGAGACTTCAAATCCTGATAAATGTACAGTATCTCCTACCGATAAGTTGTGTGAACTTTTTGTAAATACTCCATCGTCAGCTTCACAAGTTACTCCTGTTAAAACTCCTCCAAAGGTCAAATTATTTGAAGAAACTGGGGCTAATACAGCTCCTGCTAATTTTCTATGGGTTATTGCACCTAGTGTATCAATTTCTTTGCTTGAAAATGAAGTTAATGCTCCTGTTCCTTTTCTTCTAATTAATTTACCATTTTCTTGACGTAAATTAATAAGCTCTGTAAACCCATCAAACCCTACATCAAATTCACTAGCCTCTGTATTTAAACTTCCATTTATATTTACAATCTTAGTCGGCATTATACTCCTGAAGCGTTTATTGTTTGTATCATTGCTGCTGCGTTATTAGCTGCTGCAGTTGCTCTATTTTGCCTATTGTCTTGTCTCCATAATAGTGCTTCTGCTAGCTCTACTATTACCTGTTGTACTGAGTCACTAAAATATTCAATTTCGTTTGAATTATCAGCTATATTTGCTGGGCTTCCTATATAAATTATTTGACAACTAGTTACTGGGTCATCTTTAGTAGATACATATAATCTATTAGCCATTATCGTTCCTAATGTCCCATAGCTATAATTACCACCCTCTTTAAATCCTGCAGGGCTTACCATCTCTATAAATCTATTATTTGTATTATCATAGGCTTTTACTATTCTGTTCATTAATGGGTCTGATGCACCAGGTAGAGTAAAAAAATCATTTTGCCCAAAATTATCATCATCATTATCTGCATCTACTGTATCTAAATCTTCTTGTTGTTGCAAATGTACAAGTGCGTCATTTGTAAGCATTGATACTGCTTGACGCTGTGCATCATTAAGTGCTACTAATTTTTGTGCTGAAGCAAAATTTACATGACCAGTATCCTCTAGTCTGTAACCTAAGCTTATTATCATTTCATTGCCTGTCATACTAACTTCCTTTTTTCCATTTCATAGATGGGCTCTTTGTTTTACTTGGGCTCCACTTTACTTTGTCTGCCCAGTATGCTGCACTAAATATTCCCTTTAAAATATTTCTTTTATGTCTACTCTTAAATGCTTTTCTTTGTCCTGCTGTTTGATTTGTTTTAACTCCTTGCTGTCCAAATCTAATTGTTTTAGTCTTGTCACCTTTTTTAGCTACTACTATATGTGATTTTTTAGGATGACCTGGGGTTCTCTTCGGTTTATTATATCCTGATACCCCTGCTTTTTTTAATTTACTATCTTTCATTTATCTCCAAATATGGGGGCAAGTTGCCCTGCCCCCAGTTTGTTACTCGTAAGTGTTGTCTAGCGTTTATTTAGTATATTAATATTGAACCTGTAACACTGCAAGTTCCTAATACACCTGTGTCTGCATTTGTATTAGCAGCAGCTGCAGAAGTTATAGCTCCAGCATTTGAAATAGCTGTAACTAATTGACCTGCTGTTCCACCACTTGCACAAACTGCAAGACCTCTAACAGTTACTTGACCATATTCTCCATCAGCAATAGCTGACTCTGAAATACCCCAATGCCCTGCAACAGTGTTTCCATCGCAAGCCACTTTAATTCCAGTTAGAACACCATCAGCAGAATAATATAATCCTACTGGTGCACCTGCAACTAAGCCACCGTTAGATAATACTTTTACTGTAACTTTAGCTGTTGTACTTATAGTATCACAGCCATGAAGTTCAGAAGAAACGCCTTCCATTGACCCACTATGAATTTGATTTAATACGCTCATATCAAACCCCCTTTCTAGTAGCCAGTAGGACCAGCAACAATCATTCCCTGCATTCTTGGGTTAGTACATACTAACTGACCCATCCAGAAGATTTTGGCTGTCCTAGCGTCTTGGTTAATTGGTTTCTGGAAGTCTTGGAAAGAAAAGTTTCTCTTACTGTGAACTTTAAAGTCAAGATACTTTGTGTTTAAGAATAACATTACACCTGGAGGGCAATGTGAATCTGCAACAACATCTGCACCTTTAAACTTAAGAGTTGAGAAACCTGCATCTACTAACATAGCGTCTGTTCCAACAAATCTCTTATTAGCTTGCAATGATGTTTCATACGCATCGTATAAAACCTGCGAGCAAACAATAAGGTCTGGTTGGTCAGCACCAATAGTTAGTGAACCATACATTCTAGTCATTCTAGCTGCAATTCTACTTACACCATTTGATGTATTTGTTAATTCATCAAAAGTTGCGTCATCAGTGTCATCAGTATCACTACCTGCAGTTATACCATCTAATGCAAATGATGCAAACTTAGATTCCCACCATGTGTTTGAATCAGAGTTAACACCACCTAGGCTTCTATTGTAACCAATAATACAGTTATCAATATTACCTTGAGCGTGTCTTGTTGAATTATCACCATCAATACAGGCTGATTCTGCAGCTGCGTCAATATTGCCTAGTGCACCTTGACCACAAAGTGCTGTGATTTCATTGCTTCCAGGAGATGCTGTACCTGAACCGAAAAGCTTTGTACCATACAAATCTTTAAGTGAACGCTCTGCATTTCCCATTTTTGATTTAAGTAGTGATAGAATCATACTATCACCTGAGTTTTTAAGTTCTTCTTCTCCAGAAATTGATATATTAGCATACGCCTGTTTCCAATCCCATACTGCTGCAGTGATAGGGTCAGATGGTGTTGTATCTAATACGTCATAACCAGAGTAGAAGCCTTGTGCTGTGTTCTTAGCATATTCTAGTGGAGTAATAATCTTTCTACCACCATCGAGCACTTCAGCATTTTTAAGCATCTTTACTGCGATAGGGTTAGAGTTAAATATATTATCTACTAGAACAGGCAAGAACTTGTCTCTTGTTAACGAGGATAAAGCATCCCAGTTAATCGTCATTGAACTTGCTGACATTTTCTAGCTCCTTTACTTGTTAAAGTATTTTGCAATATCAGGGTCAGCCATATTTATTTCCTTCATACTCTTGTAGCTTTTAGGTGTTGATACATCCTTAACCACAGTCTCTGAATTGTGTATTACTTTCCCTTGATTGCGTTGTTTGTTTCCATCTATTTTCTTTTGATGGTCCATCTCTATTTGCATTTTGTCATAACTCCACAATTTAAATGCATCCTCAAGATTTGTCATTTGAGACTGTTCTATAAAACTTAGAAAGTCATCCTCTGCATCCTCTTCTTGGAACATATGTGTATTGTTATCAACTATGCTGTTAAGCTCTGACTCTAAGTCATCAACCATTCTCTCTAGCTCCATGTCGTTTAGCCTAGCTTCAACCTCATCTATTTTTGAGTTTTCATCTTCTGCTTTTTTTTCTTCTTTAGCTTGTACAACTTCTTCTAGTTCAAGTGGTTTTAGCTCTCCATTTAAACCAAGTTCTTTTAAGCCCTTTTCATCCTCGTAAAAATAATCTTTTACATAGTCTCTGAACTCATTATCTGAACTTAGTTTATTGGTTAGTTTGGACCATTTTGCGATTTCTTGAGACTTCTGAGTGTTGGACGCTTGCCAATTATCTTTATTAGCAGAGTCTTCTCTCCACTTAAGAATTTCAGCTCCATCAAAAGTTTCACCATCTATCTCGACTTCATAGTCTTCTAGATTGAACTCATCGCTCCCTAGCTCTTCACTTACTCCCTCGTCTTCCTCAACCTTTGCAGGTGTGGCTTCCTTTACAGGAGGTTCATCGCTATGGGGTTCATCACCGAATCCACTATCTTGTCCTATCCCTTTTTCTTGAGGGTTTTGGTCCTCTTTCATTCCAGGGTTTTCATAGATAGCACCCTTTTCGGTATCTGTTAACTCCACATCATTATATGGACTTGGCATTTCAGACGCTCCTTTCAGCTCTCGCTTGTTTGGTGTTGGTCTTCAAATTTTTATTTTACTCTTCCAGGCTTATCATCTGCTGAAAATGTTGTATATAAAAAGTTTCTAAAGCTACCTGTACCTATTTTATACACTTGGTTATTAAATTTCATATACTTGCTTCCAGCTGCTCTTGCTGCGTTACCTGCTATCGCTCTTGCTTGCATATTACCTGTAAAGTTTCTTCCACCTTCATGTAAGTCAATTAACACATCTTGCTTAAATCCATTACTGTGCACTGGACTTTGAAATTTTCCTCTATTTTTTGATGCAAAGCTTTTAAGGGATTTTCTTGCTTTTGAGCTTCTACCCCTAGTGCTACGACCTTTTGAGGACTTTGATATTATTTTTTCTGCTAGTGATTTTTTCTTTTTTGGCTCTGCCATTACTGCTCCTTTTCCTCTCCAGGGACTGCTCCCATTTGAGCTTGCTTTCTTAATAATGCTTCCATAATCTCATTTTCATCTGTAGAGTTATTAAGAATGTCCATATCAGCCTGTTGGGCTTCTTGTGCCATTCTCTTTTGGTCTATCATTTCTTCTAGGATGTCCCTAGATATATCTTTCTCGTGCCATCTCCAGAACTGCTCTGGTGTGAGTAGTCCAAGTTGTACATATTCTAATGCTTGGTCAATACGCTGTGCTCTTGATTCTGGCATACTTGAGCCTGGTACATACTTGAAGTCCATATCTGCATCTAGCTCATATGGTTGTAATGTCTCAAACTCGTATCCTGACTCGTTGTTTCTTCTGATAACGATGGCTTGTTCATAATTGTTCACTAGAATATTTAGTGAATGTCTAAATAAATCTATAATCGCATCTGTTCCTACCTCTCGCTCCTTTGCTCGGATGATTTGCTGTGATGCTTCTTGAAGTGCTGATATGGCTTTTGCTGCAGTTACTCCACTAGGGTTACGACCTTGAGTGATGTCGTGTACGCCACTAATAGTATCTGTTAACTGCATCATATACTGAGCCAAAGGTAGGTTAGATGATGAAATATTACCTGCTGGTAGCCTTTGTATGTTCTCATGAGGTCCATTAGTCCAAAATACTTGACCTGGCTTGTCACTCGGTCTGTTTCCTGGTGTTTTTGCTAGGGTTTTACTCATTACCCATGCTGGATTACCATGATATATTACGTTATCGAGGCTTTGGGAAAGCAGTATAGCTGTTCCTACTGCTAGAGGTTCAACAATCTCTGGTTCCCCTTTGCCCCAAAAGTGATGCTCATCAGCATAATTCTTAAAATGTACTAGAGGAATAAAGTCTGTAGGTGACTCAACGTGCTGTAGTAGCACCTTACCTGCCCATGTGGTTAGGTATAGTGTGTCTCCAATGTAGTGAAATGCCTCTTTTAGTAGTACCTGACCCCCATACATTTCCTTATCATCGTACTCTGTTGTGGGTCCCAGTGGCATATAATCTGTTCTAACCTCAGATGACGATACACCTGTTTCAGAAGATGTGCCTGATTCACCACCAGATGCTGTGGTAGCTTGTCCGATACCACTAGAGTCTGATTTCATCTGCACAAAAGACTTATACTCGTCTAATTTTCCTTCAGATTTAACAAATTTGCCATTTTCATACATATCGTGTAGGTCTCTAACGTAGGTAGGTGTTGCAAAAGTTACGCATTTAGCATTTTCTATACTTGTTGCTAGGGGGTCTACAAAGACTGTGTATACACTGGGCGTAGAATACTTTAATGAGCCCTCAGAATAGCTTAATTTCATAAAACCATCACCATATATGAGTCCATCTCGCTTCATTCCATTAACTGCCCTTAATGCCTTATTTTTACGCATTTCAGACTCTACAGCCTCTTGTGCTTTTTTAGCAGAATCTACCTGCTCTTCACGTTTAGGCATAATATCTACCTTAGGTGCTCTGTCTGTAAGGATAGAGTATACTGTTTCAACAATAGAGTGTATAGAGTTTGCTACTATTCTTGTTTTATACTTAGGCAACTTAAAGGGTTTAAAGAAATCTCCATTATAAAGCTCCTCATTACGTCTCCATCGTGGAACTTTATGTGCTCGTGCACGCTTTGCCTCTTGAAACATACGTTCCATATACTTTAAAAGCTTCTTATCTTCAAGCTTAGGCTCGTATCCCTGTGGAGTTACTACATCTCCCTTGTCTATCATTACCTTATCGTAGTCTTTGTTAGCCATTAAAGCTCCTTAATTTCCACCTATTGGGTTCTCTGTTCCATCATTTGTAGGTATTTGACCATAATCTTTATCGCCATTACCTTTTACTTTTAATTTTTTTTTCTTTTTATTTTTCTTTTTAAGTTTTACTTTTGTTTTGCTATGGTATGGCATTATTTACCTTCCTTTTTCATTGCTATGTTGTGAGATTCTTTAAAACTTTTTCCACGCATCATATTAATTAACATACTCTTGATATGCCCTTTGCTATGGTGCTTACCGTGTTCTTTTAACATTTTTTTATCTTTTTTACTTAATCCTGGCATATCTTCTCCTTAAAATATTATTATAACACCTGGTGGTCTATCACCAAATTTGATAGATTCTTTTTCTACTATTCCTAGCATAGATAATTGATATCCACTAGAATCTGTTGCTGTTACTGAACCACCATGAGATATTTTTATAACATATTCTTCTCTATTAGCATAAGATATAGAGTTAACAACATTTGTACGTCCTTGCACGATTATCTCTACATTTTCTCCATCAGCGACAGTTTCTTGAGCGATGCCCCATTTTCTAAAATCGCACCAAATTCCATTTGCTATATTTGTGTTTACATTAGGTATGTCATCAGATATACATTTATAGTTGCCATATTGGTCCAAATACAAAGAAACTGGGCAGTATTGAGTTATAGCTCCATTTGCTTTTGCTGTTACCTTAATCGTCCGTTTCCAGTCTGTTATGGTTCCGATTGGAGTACCTTGGAATATTGTGATAGGGACATCTCCAGGACCATCTGCTAAATATGTTCCAAGTGCATTTGGCAATATACCATTTGATACTGATTGTTGGTAAGCCGAGCCATCTTCTTTTAATTGCTGTATAAGCCTTCCGTTTACAACTGAAGTGCTAGTATTTATATGAGTTTTTCCTGCTACTGTGACAGGGATTATGTCTCCACTTACGCCCCCTAGTTCAGATATTCCCCATTTACCTGGGTCTGCACCTGTGTGGTCTGTGTCAGCATCAGGTCGTTCTTCTGGGATGTCATCGTGCCTACAAAGTAAATCTCCATTTGAATCAAGGAACAGTGAGACTGGTCTAAACTTAGTTATTGTCTCATCACACTTAGCCATAACCTGTAGGGAGTTTTTGTGTACAAAATGCTCTGAAAACTCTACGCCTTGCCAAAGAATTATTGGCTGTGTGTTTGAAGATGATGTTGTTTCTGATGTTACTCCAAATGAATTTGGTAATGTATAATCTCCATCTGAACTTGATGCTACAACAGTTACTAAAGATGATGTTGGTGTTATTCTAGTTATTAATCTATCTTTATTTAAGGTATAAGTTCCAGATTTACGCAGTGTACATTCTCCTTGGACTGTTACATCTACCTCATCTCCTGCAGCTCCTGAGGTTTTCATTGCTCCTGTAGATTGGTCGTATACGCTTGATACGATACCAAATTTGTACGCTGGTGCGTTGTAGTAGTCGTATCCATAAAGTTCTTTAACAACTACATCATCAACAGCTCCTCTAAATGCTCCTCCGTAAAACCTTATATCTTCTACGCCTGAACCTGCTACTATGTCAACTGTTTTTACTCCATTTCCTGATTGAGCTGCACTTACATTCCCCCTACCAATATCAATATAAAAAACTCCAGATGTGTAATCCTCTATTTCAAATGTTACTCTATAAACTCTACTTGCTGTTATATCTATATTTTGAATTAAACTACTGTTACCAGATGAGCAAGTTGCTTTACCACTTCCTATTGCCCACCCTGTTCCTAATGACCAATTAGAGCTATCATCAAAAGCTCCATTAGTTATAATATCACTTCCTACTGCCTCTGTGTTTACGCTTTGAGCTGGAATTCCGTCATTTACTGCCATTAGCTTGTAGGTATGGTCTACTACCTCATGAAGCTGTATATCGTCTATAAATATTTCTGCGTCATTATCATTACCAGACTCAGCTATTCTGAATTCTAAAGTAGAATTAGTTGCTGTAAACATAAAAGATTCTCTAAAAACACCAGTTGTTGTATTACTTGTAAATGATATTATATCTGCATAAGCATCTACATCGCCTGGAATACCTAGTCTAAATTTGCATTTAGAGTTACTATCGTGATTAGGGATTGTTCTGTTAAAGCTAAATTTATATGTTTTTCCTACGCTAACATTAAAATCTCCTTGAGCTACATCATTTGGGTCTCCTACTAGCAATCTAAGAGATGTTCTTCCAGATACTGGATTGGTTGCTAACTCTACTACATCCATCTGAACATCACCAGTACCTGTTGTAAATGGTGTTACAGTTCCATCTTGGAACTTGCCATTGGTAGCTAGATTTTTAGAAGAAAATTTAAGCTCATCCTCTTTAATATATAAGGCTACTGGCTCTCCTAGGTCTACTGCTCCTGCGAGCTCTGCTCTTACGTTTCTCTGTGCTTTATAGTTATTTATCAATGGATATACCACTCCTTAATATTTGAGTTTAAACATACTGCTAAATGCTCTGCTGTAGAGTATGGCATATTTAATAGCTCTACATTTGTAAAGTACCATGTATCTGTTGTGTTGTTTGTTTGTGAAATAGTCATATAGTCATCATAGCCACTTACACTGTTTGTTATAGTTACAACAAAAGCATAAAAAGTTTTTTGTGTTGTTGTTACAACGTGAGAGCCATCTGCATCACGAGGGATAAAACTTAAGTGACTAAAAGAAGTTCCCTGATTTATACCAAAGCAAATATTTGGGGCTGTTCCTCCAGATGACCATACATCTGCCTTCATTAAGAAAGTTCTACGATATGGTAAATAAACATTGGTGCTAAAGGATGTATCAGAAGTGCTCATTTTTCTTAGGTAAGCTCTTCCTAGTATAGCCCCCTCTTTACCTGTACCACCATCGTTTTCAAAGTTACCATTCCCTGAGCCTGTAATCTCTACCCTACCAGATGATGTATTTACATTAAAGCCACCTATGGTTGTGTTAGGAGAGTAATCTGCCCAGTTGGGAGAGCCTGTTATTGTTTTATCGTCATCGCTATTTATAAATGAGTATTTTTGACCTGTTAGCCTCTCTTTTTTACCATTTTTAGAAAATTGCCTACATAAATCTCCAGGCTCCCATGTAAGGTTGTCTGCAGAAGTATCTACATCTGAAATTCTACCACTTACAAGAACCTTAATTACATCGCCTGGGCTTCCTGATTCTAGTGCAAGTCCCCACATATTACTTGGCACTCCATATTGACCATAAAGTTCACCCACATGGCTTGGAATTTCATCACGTTTAGCCATTAACTTGCCAAATTTATTTACACAAAGTGCAACTGGGTGTTTTTTAGCTGTAACATCTGTAGTAGAAGTGCCCCCATAAAGCTCTGCTGTTACTATTTGTTGCTCTTTAAAATCTCTTATACTCGCTCTATTTATCCCTGGGAAAATACATATCTTTCCAGTAGTATTAACTGTTGTTGCATAAGTGCGTGGAGTCCAATCATCTTCGGAAGATGGTGCATTCTCATCTACTGTGTTACCATATTTTTCATATACTAAAATATTATCTATCTCTATATTTCTTGCTGTTGTTTCTGCCACGCTATAAATCCTAAGTGGTCCAGAGGCATCTGTGCACGTTACCTCAACCCTGTGATACCTATTATTAGTAGTGGCTGTTATGTCGCTAGATGTAGCCCCACCTAAATCAATTCTCATTGTTATATTTCCACTTCCTTTGTGGTCAATTTGTGCAGAGATTATATATTTTTTACCTACTACTAAAGTCTCCATATCTGAAACTGGTAATAGTGCACCCTCATCTTCATTGTCGGTTGTTGTTGTTATATACATTTTATTTGCAGTAGTATCATCTACATTCACGCTTGCGTCTGCTATATTGTATCCTACCCAGTTACCTGAATCGTGTGCTAAGCCTCTGTCATTTGAAACTTTTATAATATCTTTCCCTAAACAAAAGAATTCACCATTTCCTTCAAAATGAGTCAAAAGAGAATTTTCAGTTACATCTGTTTGGTTGGTTTGCACATGACCAGCTACAACTATATCAACTACGTCACCAGCGTTTCCTCCAGTCTCACATATTCCCCAATGACCAAAATTTACCCAGTATCCATTAAAGTTTGTATTAGAAATAAAATCAAGACTATCAGCGTTTATAGGACCTATTTCTAGACCTCCTCTTGCTATTAAATCTCCATCGGTATTAATAAAAAGCTTTACTGGTACCCCAGCTGGAATGGATGCGTTATCTCCCCCATCGTATGTCCCTACTAGCTTTGCTTGAACTCTGTGTGATTCTCCATGCGAGTAGTCTGATATCTGTGGGGTTTGTACGCCCTGCCATATTATAAACTCTCCATCATCACCATTGCCAGTCACTACTCCAAGAGTATTTACCATACTTTGCCTTTCTTCAGTAGATTGATTAAAATGACTTGTATTAGCGTGACAAAATTGACGAGCGTGGTCATCTGGTGAGTTTGTGTGTACACCTTCGGTTGGTAGAAGACCTTTAATCCACCTCCCTACATCACTAGATGTATTAGAATTAGGAAACTTTACCTTCCCTTGCAGGACAACCTCTACTATATCACCAGCATTTGCCTTTCTCTCTACGATACCCCATCTACCTTGCATTACTCTGTATGCACTAAGATAAGTACTTGCAGTCGCTGCCATTAAAGAAGGGGTTGCTGTTAGTTTCATACTATTGTGAGAGGTTGCATCGTACTCAACATTTATATAGACTGGACACGCACCATATATGCTCTCAGTGAGCTCTGCGTGAACTGCTTGTCTTGCACTAAAATTTGTTATATGTGGACTACCAGTGTACATTAATTCATTCCCCTAAAATCTATTGTGTCATCGTTTTCTTCAAACTCTAATAATTTTTCTATCTGTTGCTGTAATATTGGCTTCTTAGCTGGTTGCTGTGGAGGTGCTTGTATATGTGTTAAACTGTACCTCACTGCATCACAGATATGGTCTTCAAGTGTAGTGTCTATATCCTCTGGGTTCTTATCGTCTCTTATCATCTCTGGTAGCGTCCTTGCTAAGTTTGGACACGTTCCATCTATAATGAAGAAATTAGGTAATACTCCCTTCTTATAGTGCATTAACTGAGCCATGTTGCTCCATCCTATTACCCTCGAGTTGTTTGCTGGTACTAGGTTTGGTACAAACTGACCTAACGCCGTTGCTATAGACTTGTCTGTGTACATGGGTGTTGCTGGGTTGTTCCATCTCATGGGATTCTTTGCCCACATCGAGGGGTCACCTAGACTCATAAATATCTCTTCATCTCCAGTCATATTTAGTATCTCTTGTCCCCACTGGGAAGGGTGCTTCTCTGTTCCATATAGCTCCCTATAGCAGAATACTCTGTTGTCTGGTGTTACCTCTATCCATATACACGCAAATGGTGCACTAAAGCCCCAGTCAATACCGATGTACTTTTTATTAAAGCTCTGACCATATCCGAACTTCTTAGCTACATCCTCTGGTATGACGTGCATCTTAGGGTTCCATTCAGTAAAATACTGACCAGCAAATATGTCCCAGTCTCCATGTCTCCACGCTGAGCGTAGTGGCTCTGGTAGATTATCTAAGAAATCAACGTAATCTGGGTCATTCTCCATTAGGGTAGGGTTGTTGTCTACTGTTGCTGGTATATACATTCTATACCTAGAGTTACCCTCTTTAAACGCCACCTCTGGTTTATGACCTTGTATGAAACGTCTCTTTACCCATTGATGACCTTTACCACCTGGATTTGCTGTGCAGAACACCTTAGGCTCTAGTCCCTTTACTGTGCTTCTACAACTTGATATCAATTTCAAATAGCTTTCTTCTGATGGTATCTGGGTGAGCTCCTCTATTAATATTCTCTGGTACTCATGTCCCTGATACTTTGTGTAGGCACTCTCATCTTTTAAATGCCCACATCTTATTATTGCTCCTGAGGGAAACTTTATTGTTGCTGGTTTCCCAGTTACCTTTGCATGAGGGTACATCTTATGTGCTCTATCTACCCAGTCTGCAAGGTCATCAGCATTTCTTCTTATTACTAGCATTCTAGCTTCTGGATTGTCTGTAGCTCTTAACAGCCACGCCATTCCACAATCTGTCTTACCTCCACCTCTTGCAAATCAATCCCCCACCAACTTAATGATGGGGGCAATTAAGCTCCACCATAAAGGCATTCATATACATCACTAACCTGTAATGCAAACGTCTGAGCACCTTCATGGGGCTTCCAAATTACTCCTTCGGTGATGGTTCTTCCTTTGGTAATACAACAAAGCCAGTAACTGAGTCGGATTCTATTGATATATCTTGCGCCTTTAATGTCGGTATAATCTTATCTACTACAACCTTTGCACAGCTTGTTGCATCCTTATGCTCATCCTCTGAGCCTAGTGTTGATGCTATCTGTATTACCTTGTTTAAAATATCTAATGCCTTTGGATTGCTTCTAAACTGCTCAGCTGTAGACTTACCCTTCTTAGGTCTGCCATTAGGGTTCAATGTATGTCCCTTAGTTATTTTGCCTTTAGCATCTCTGCCATCATTCCTTACTTCTTCTGGCTTATAGTCTGGTGCGTCTTCTGTGTAGTTTGGCATATCCATTCCTTCTTAAAATATTGTCTTATCTTATCTGCTATAGGTTCACTAGTCTCACTATAGTGGTAGTAACCTTTACAATCTATATTGTCCTTTGAGGGCTTTCTTGACCTTATTTGCATACTTTTTTCCATTAACCTTAGCTCCCTCTACCATCCCATTTTTAAAGCCTATTTCATACGCATTTCCACACGCATTTTCAATGATTGTACTAGTCCTTTTGAACTTTGTAAGGATGTTAATCAGTAATCTATCGATTTTATTTTCTTTCATAATGCTTGTATTTTTCCTGTTCTTCACCTGTTTTTACAGGATTTACAGGCTAGTAATTAATTTCTTTCTTTTTAATCCTGGCACCCATAAGTCCAGCCATGCCACCCTTTCTAACTTTGTTCTGTAGCATTGTTAAAAGCTTCTTTCTTTTGTTTGCTTTACCCATCATTTTTTGTATCATTAGTTTACCTCTTTGAACTCGCTATCATCTGGTATGTAGCTGTCTTTGGTTGTGGTGTCTGTACCTATGTATTCTTTTAGTGTTTCTTCATATGTAGAGAAGTCATATATGGGGTTCACTTCTGTGTCGATAGAAGGCTCCTCTTCGGTCTGGATTGGTGCTGTGAATTTCTGCACCATATTATCAGCCAGTTTGTTGCCCATATAAATAGAGAGCGTGGACAAGCCATAGCCAGTACCAACGCCCAGTGCAAATAAACATACTTCTATCATACGCATAGTATAATACAAAAAAGTGATACAAATCACCTTATTTAAAAGTAAGTAAATAAACTTTTTTTATAAGGAGGATTAAAGAAACTTCTTTTTTTTTCTTGCATAGTTTTCTGGAATTCCTTAAACTAGTGTAGCGTTTAACGATAACAAACAAAGGAGTGGCAATGAAAAAGAAACTAAATAAACAAGCAGATTGTAAAACTTGTGATGGACAAGGATATAAATTCTTCACAGATGCAGAATTAAGTAAATGGGTATCAATGGGTGGGGATTATTTCAATATTTCCCATAAGTGTCCAGATTGCGATAATGACTCGTATGATTGTGGGGGGGTATTTCCAAGAATATAATCCACTGATGAGGGGGGTCCACTTGGGTCCCCTAGAAACCCTAGGGTCTGGAAACAATTAACAAAAGGAGTAGCAAAATGAAAAGAATAAAAAATATACATATGACAGAACATAGAAAAAATCACATCTTATTTGATGTAGTGTTTGAGTGTGAAAAAACTGAGGACTTGATAGTGTTCAGTATAGCTATGGGATATCCTAACGATTGGACTAGTAACGTCAAAACACCTAACGAGAATTTTGTTGACATAGACTCTATGGATGTAAATGTTGTGAAGAAATTCTGTGAACTTGTTGCCAATGGAGTTATCTCAGATACTGGAGACTTACATTATTTTGATGAGAAAGCAATTAACGTACTTAATATACCAACAGAAAAGGAGTAGCAATGAAATATAAAATCGTAAGAATGTATAGAGATGACAGACCTAGTAAGATTATGTATACTGGGTTCACCTTAGAACAAGCTCAAGCACACTGCCAGAATCCAAATACAAGTGGTGATGGTTGGTTTGATGGGTATGAGGAGATAAGTGTAACCCAGACTGAACTAGAGTCAGCTCTGGAAGATGCTTTCATAGCAGAAAAAGACATTGTATCATTTTATAAAAAGAATGTTAATAAACTAAAAGGGAGTAGCAAATAATGAAAGAAGGAATAAGAGATAGAGTATTAGGGGTAGTAGAAAGATATTTTGATGAATGGCTTATTGAAGAGGATTGGTGGCATGGTTTATGGGATTGTGATATAAACGTCTATATGGATGAAAAAGGTGCTATTGTCATATCTGTTTATGGATTGACACCCACATCAGACATTGACCTATATGAAACCAATACAAGTGACTTAAAGGCAACATTTAACATAAAGGGGGTAGCGTAATGAGACTTAAAGACTATGCACAAGACTGGTTACTAGATGGAGGGTATGAGCTTGGTTATACTATGGAGTTCTTACCAGAGATGGAAGACATGAGCTGGATAATAAGAGATAGGTTCAAAGCTGAGCACTATAGAGACTGCACACTAAGACAGTGCCACATTGAATTTATCAAACTAACAAGGGGGTCAAAAAATGACTAAAAACGTAAATGTAATGATGGATGTAGAACTTAAAAAAGCTCTTGATAAAGATGCTAAAAAGAACCATCGTAGTGTAGGTAAGCACATTAACTTTATAATAGATAATTACTTAAAGGGAGTAGCATAATGACTATAGAACAAAGAATGTCTATGTTAAGCAAAGATGAACTTGAATTAATTTTATCAAAGTTACTTAGCATGAACAAAAAGAAATCTGTTCCAAGTAATGTAACAAAGTACCTAATTGAAAGGGAATATGAAAAGGCATTAGGTCTTATAGATAACTACACAGATAACTATTTAGATGGATTAACTATAAACAAAGGAGTGGCATAATGAAATACGCAATACAAATACTAAGAAAAGAACCAACAAGTGGAGTTACAGAAATCACAATGGTACCAGATACTGATTATGATTTAGAGCAAATTAAACTATACAAGTTAGCCTTTGAACATGGCTTAGAGTTTGATACTCATAATCCAGAAAGTTGTAAGGTTAATATCATACTTGTGGAAGGGGGTGAGTAATGAGTAGAATAGATGACATACTTGACAAAATCTTTGTTTGGGATGAAGAACTTAACTATGGCGATAAGTTCTATCTTAAAAGTTATTCTGCAATAGAACTGTATGATTTGGTCTGTGAGATTGGATATGATTGCACAGAAAAACACCTAAATATGTTGCATGATGATTTTAATGTAGATTACAATAAAACTCAAGATAAGGAGAACTTATAATGGCTTTAACTATATTCCCTGCTTTTGAAAGATGCTTTGATTGTGAAGAGCTTAAGGATGATGTTGAGTGGTATCCTATACTTGAAACTGAGGATGATGGTTTTGATTTACCTCTATGTGTTAAGTGTATAGATAAACGAGAATAACTAGGTTCACAAATCAGCAATAGAAAAGGGGGCTTCGGCTCCCTTTTTTACATATACTCCAAAGCCTTCTCAATCGGATAATCCTCAAAGTGTTCTGGTCTTAATATCTTTCTGTACTTTACATCAATCTGCTTAACGTGGAAAAATGCAATCTTATAAAGTCTAGGCTGAACAAACGCAAATATATCACAATCAAAATCATTGTAGTGCTCGTAGTAGTGGAAGACTTTATTGTTCTTGGTAATCCTGCTACGTCTGTTAATGCTATAGCAGTACCCAGCATCATATCCTTTGTTCTCATGGTTCTTATAGGTACTGGTCTTTACTTGCACCTTGATAAGCTTTCCATCGTGTTCCATCGCTACATCGTAGGGTCTACGATTTGGAACTATCATTGCTGAGTAGTTGTGCAAGTTCAGATAAAAGACACAGAATAGCTCTCCTACATAACCTTTATCACTGGCTGATAGTTTTGTCACTATACAATGCCTTCTCAGCAGTTTCTTTGCTTACGCTCCAGAATGACATAACGTACTCTAGCTTCTGCGTGTAGTTCATCTCTGTAGCCTTTAAACCGACCCAACAAGCCCTTATCTCTAGGTCTCTTAGGGTAGCGTCTAATGAATCAATTATCCTATCTTTATTGGTTAGTCTGGTTTTCACTTAGTAACTCCTTATATGCTAAGGTTAGTTCCTCATACAACTCCTCTAATTCTATTGTAGTATACTTCTTAGTCTCTTTGTATCTAAAGCGTAGGTTCTCAAACTTATCCTTAGAGAATGTATCTACATACCATTTAAAATAATCGTAGTTATCTTTAGAATGCTTAAAGTTGCAACCCCAGCACTGAGTATGACAATTACCATCCTTAGATATGTCCCACCTCGTTGAGTACGACCTTCTGGAAAAGACGTGCCCATTCGTGAGGTTTTCAGTGGTCTGGCATTGGACGCACTTTGCATCACGCTCTCTAATATATTTGGATGTAACATCATCCAGTCTTTTTACTACTCTCTGCCTAGCTGTTTTCTTTGCCAATATTTTATCCTTGCTTTTCGTTTGAAGTAGTTATCTGCTTTAGCCTTTAAGTATGGTCTATGAATACTATTTACATCTGCGTAAAAATCATCTGGCTCCCATTGTAGTAGGACGTAAGTACCTCTGGGGTCAATTCTAGGGTTATTAAAATTATATAGTTCGTGTGTTGTGTGTAGCGTGAAAATCAGTGGGACGTATATGGATAACATTGTTATCATGGAGTCAAGAGGAAGGTTTGCACCAAATTATAACAAGCTCCTGTTAACAATTTGCCCTTCCTCGATTCTCCTTTTCGACTTGAAAGCATCTCTGCTTCCCTATAATTCTGGCAGTGGTCTTTTATTTCTACTTCCATGCTCTCTCTTTGCACATTTCTGGCATATTTTTATTGGCTCTGGGTCACCCCAAAACACATACTCGTAAACTGGCTTACCAAGCGTGTAGGCTTTACACATCTTGCAAGTCAAAGGCTGGTTCTTTAGTCTTCTTATTACTCTTGACATTTCTTTTTGATGGTGATTGCTTACTTACTTCTGATACATACTCCTCACCTACCATATATGCTACTGCCCAGCCATTAGGTGTTGAGTTATATTTTTTTCTCCAGTATTGTATTAGCTTCCATGTTTTAGTGTTCACAGAAATCCCATAGCTCTGTGAATATTATTGGAGCTCCCTTACCTCTGGATGTTTCTATAAACGTAGCCCATAAAAAATCAAAGTCCTCATCTTGTATGCCATCTACGTTTAAAATGCTAATGCATTCTTTTTGACTATATACTGCAACAAGGTCTCCATCAGCGTCATTTGCTACGCCTAGGATTGCTTGGTCAAAAGCATCATCCAGAAATATCGCTTCTGGATTTATCGTTGATATCGTTTGTCTGTTCATTAATCTTCTCCAACTCTTCTTTAGTTTGTTCTGCTAGTTTCGGATTATATGACAGAAGTATGTTTAATGTTTGCTCCCATAATATAGACATTTCACTTATCTTTTTCAAGAGCTGTTTATTTTGCTCCATTATCTGGGAGTGTGCCTTTTCTAGTTCTTCTCTCTGTACATACACAACTTTACCTCTCGTGGTTGTCCCTGTCCACATTAAAATGGTACAGGGTTTGACTCTTGGTTCATGTCTACCTCATTAGCAACAAGGTCTACAAGCTGTTCATTTAGTTCTTTAGGAATCCACACCATATCATACCACTTCTCGTTTCCCTCTTTGTCAGTACCTTTCTGGCTAGGTGCACCAACAAATAAACCATTAGCTCCTTCAATCAGCTTAAAGTTCTTCATTTCAAAACCCTCGTTAGTTACGATAGTCATGAAACCCTTTACCTTGCCACCATTATCTAGTTTTCTAAAGTCTTTAATTGTCATTTTATTTCTCCTTGTTTTTTAATATTTAGTAATAAAGGCTTTAATCTCTGAAAGCTTTACTTTTAAAGTATCTCCATCTTTCAATATACATTTAAATCCAATTCCCATATCTGTTAGTAAAATATACTTTTGACTATCTGAGTTATAAGTTCCTATTTCAAATGCGTCTTTTACACAATAAGTGTTTTCTTTGACCTCATACCACTTATTGTCGCTTAATAAAATTTTTTTAATAACAAAGTCATCTGATTCGTAGTCAATAAATATTCCCATTTTATTTTCCCCACTTATTTTGACGCAATACCATCAGCATATTAGCGTAGTTCATTATATCAAGAGCTGTGTCTTCTATTGATTCTGTTACAGCAGATGTATCTTCCATGTTTTTCTTATACAAGTTTATTAATCTGCTAATTTTATCATTCATTCTTATGACTACACCCAACTGGGCTAACCTATTGTTTTGCGAACGCTCGGATGAGGAGGAGTTTAGGTCAAGCCCAAGTCGGATATTAGAGTCACCGTAGTCTGACTGTTTTCTCGCCCAAAGGTCGTATGCTCTATCAAAGTTATTCATTAAGGCATCTGTACACTCTGGATATATCTCTTCAATTTTTTTCATTATATCCATGCTGACCTCACTAACATTACAAGTGCAATAGTTCCTACTACTAGTATTCCTATCATTATTATTAGCTCTAATTCATCTCTGTATCTCATGCTACTCCTTTGTCTTTAAGTGATTCATTATACTCTTCTAAATGTTCAATAAAATCTACTCTTCTCATCGTGCTATTATTTAACAGAACTACTACTCCCTTTTTTGTTGTAGGAACATCTTCTATAACAAGTAAAGCAACGAATCCAACTAAATCAATGTACTTACTCTCTATTTCTTCTTTAGCTTTCTCTGCTTCTTTTAGGGTCATAAAATATTCATTGTAATGATGACCTCTAAAAGCATACGTTATTTGATAAATCTCCACTATGCTACTCCTTTCAGTTTATCTAAGGGTACCAGTACGAGCTGTGACTTATTATTATCACCACCCATAACTACCTTAGCTTCTTTTTTGTCTACTAGTTCCCTAACTATTCTTTTTAGTTCATCTATAGGGAATATTAATACCATTTTAATTTCATTTTTGTACGATAAAACATGACACCAGTGGTCTGCTTTAGTTACAGATAATCCAGATAGCTTTCCATTACATCTAATCTCTATAGCTATGTTACCTGTGTCTCTCCACTTATCTATTTCTGCTTTTACTTCTATCTTGGATATGGTTAATATCTGAGCAAGAGAGTCTTCATACTTCTCACCTAAGCTTAAATCAATATCAAACTTACTTGTAAGTGGTCGCATAGCATCACCTAGTTTAACCATTGGCATGAGCTCTTGCTTCCTCTATTGATTGAAAGTCTGTATTGTTCATTTGATTGTATAGCCTTAATCTTTTTTGGTCTTCTAGTGGATTTGACTTTACTTCCTCTACCTCGTTCATTATCTCATCTTCCCATGAACTATTAAACAGGTAAGTGTATGGATTCTTTCTAAACTGCTTATCAGTAGCTTTTACATAACGCTTGGTGTGGTTCATAATATCACTCACTAGAGACTGGTCAAGTTTCTTAGTCCAGAACTTAAGAGCCTTATCCTTGCCAACTTTTTTGTCATATAATTTCCACCAATCAATAAAACTTTTATATATTTTATTATTATCTATATTACTATCTATATTAATAGTATCGGAAGACCCTACACTTTTAGGCGACCCCCCCTCCACTTTTACGACATCCCCCCTACACTTTTTGGCGAGGGTTATACTTCTGTCTGTATTGTTTGTTATTTCTACTTCAATCAATCCCATACTTTTTAACTGGTTTATTGTCTTTGATACACTATTTATAGATGTGGATAATAGTCTTGCGAAGTATTTGTTGGTTGCAAAACACCCCTTATCGTTATCTAAATTAGTGATTTTAGCCAGTATAAGCTTCTGCATATAGGTAAGGTTATCATCCCTTAAAATACTTCCTGGTATTACTATATAATCGTTCATCGCTACTCCTATAGTTTAAATTCAGTCTGTAATTTAGCTTTTGTTTTTAGGTTCCCTTTACTATCAAAGGCTTCCTGGTACCTGTAAAAAAATCTTACTGCTGACTTTACAGACTTCTCATCAAACTTAACTTCTTTAAAAAGCTTTGTTCTGGCTGTAGGCTGTGC